AATATGAACGTTGGTCCGAAAATAAGCGCCATCGGGCGCGCCATCGTCCGCGTATCCGATTGCTGTGATTTGCACCTGACCGTCGCCTGCAGTCAGTATCATATTCGGGGGGAATTGGTCAATAATCCGCTGAGCCTGTGCGCTTGACTCGCCTTCAAATGTGCCTTTAGTCACCATGACCGCCACGACAAGCCGCCCGACGTAGACATTCCAGTTTTCAACGCCGGGGCGCTCCGGTGGGGTCTTGACCTGATACGCCAACCAAAAAGGCGGTTCAGGCGTGACGTATTGCTGATCGTCGGTGCTGTAAACTCCCGGCGCATTGGCTCCCCATACGATAGGCGACGCGGAGGGCGTGGCTTCAAGGCGGGTGCGCAGGACATCAGCAATCTGTTCTTCGGTCATCCGACCCGCGCCTTTGCTTTGCGGATGGACGCCCGCACAATCGCGGGCCATTGATCGACAGCGCCTTCAACAAAGTGCGCGCCCACTTGGTTGAAGTTTCGGCCCAAACTGTCCGCGCCGGTAAAGCCGTTATTTACGCGCCTTGCATACTTGGCTGTCCAAGTGAATGTTGCCAGATCGCCACCTTTCATTAACGGTGCAACCAGAATGTGTGACTTTGCACCTTCGCCAGACGCCCCGCCAGCGATTGACGATTGCAGGCTGTTCCGCAAATTTCCTGTGTCAACCGGCATGCGTCCGCCTTTGGCTTTGGTCACCTGAGCCACGGCGATTACAGACTGCGTGGCGTCTTTCAGCACGGCGTCAATTCGCTTTTCGGTCTTTTTTGTCCACTGGTCCAAAGTTGCAAAGGTATATTTTGTCATTATTCCAGCCTCGCGAAGAAGTCGATTTCTGGTGCCATATAGCATCGGCAATTTATAACTTCCTCACCGGGTGCCCCGAGTGAAGTGTCGCCGGGATACATAAGTAGCGCACCGCCAACATTGAATGCTTCACCCTGCGACATAACCTGCCCGTCCGCAGCCGCGTGCGACGGTCTTGTGCGCGCATCGCCCGTTGCGTCCCATTTACGCGTCACATCTTGCGCCTGAATATCGTTGTTGGGGTTTTCGATCAACTGGTCCAGCGCCTCTTGCCGCCCAGCGTTCAAAGCCTTGAGCGTTTCAGTCCGTGCGATTGTTTCGCCGCGTTGCCGCAACAGATTGTTGGAATATCCCTGCGCGGCCCTGTCAATGGCCGTCTGGGGCAGGGTTGTTCCATCCCGAATGGCGCGGAAAATGGCGGCGTCGGATTGTTTGTTGCGCGCTGTGAGTGTGCTTTTCAACGTGCCGTCATTGCCGATCCAGAACGCCTTGACCGGACGCGATGCGCCCGTGACAGGATCAGTGACAATGCGCACAACCCCAACGCCATTTTGCGAGGATAGTGCCGCCCGCATAGTCTGGACGTGTTCCGCCTGCGTGCTGTGCAGCCCCACCAGCCCGCCTTGCCGCTTGCCGTTGACCACACGCCCGCCGATGTCCAGCGCGGTGCGCAGCGGCCCTGCGCCAGCTTCAAGCCCGCCCCGGATCGTCTGGGCAATCAGAACGCGGGTATCGTCCACCACCTCAGTCACCAGCCGCGCGCCCAAGTCCCGCGCGATCCGTTCGGCCCGCTCATTCCGACCCCCGAATGACTGCACGATGCGATTGGCAATCGGGGCGCGGCGGGTGGCGTGCTGAAACGCGCCCATCTGATAATTGCCGCCCGCGATCATGGCCGCAGTGATTGCGGTATCTGTTTTGAACAGATCGGCGGCGTCAAAACGCAGCGCACGAAACGCAGCGTCCACATCACCGCGCGCAATGGCGGCTTCAAGTGCCTGCATGTCAACACCAGCCCGCGCCTGACGCATGGCTGCGACAAACTCCGACTGAATGCCGGGCCATGTCTGGTCCAGCAGTCTGAGAAAGTTGCGGCGGGTGTCGCGGGTTGTCATACATCCACCTCAACCTGCGTCAGCCCCATCGCGGCAAGCGTTGCCAGCGCGTCGTCACCCGCACATGCCGTCAACTTGTCAGGCATGGCCGTCACAGGCGTCAGGCTGAACACCAGCGCCGCTTGTGCGCGATTGGCACCTGCCATGTTGACGTGGCTGTCAGTGTCCCATGCGGGGCGCTGTAGGCCGCTCTGTGCTGTTGTGGTGAATGCGTCAGACACGATCAGGCTTGCGCAGGCGTATAGATTGCCGCCCGCATCTTGCCAGTTCAGCCCGCCATAGGTAAGCGCATCGCCTAGACCGTAGCCCAATACCATTGCGAAGTTGTTTGCGTCACTACGGATAGTGGCCGGGCAAGCGATTGTCAGTCTCATTAGTAACCTCCTGTAACTGTGACGGTCCAGCCGCGTGACCGTAGCGTGTCGATTGCTGCCTCACCAGTTGAGGATGGGGTAGAGCCGTTCGACTGGTTAAATACCCGCGTTCCTGCCGCAATACCGGATGCAACAAGCGACACCAGAACGTTATCGATGCTGGTTTGGGTTAGGGCTGTGTTTGCAAATGCGTCGGTAAAGTCCCCACCACTTATATTGTCGAAGGCATTAGATGGGAAGATCGTCAGGCTGTTGCAGTCCTGCCAAGCCTGATTGAAATCAGTCCCTGCTGACGTGTCGATAAGTGGGAAGCTCGTCAGGCTGGAGCAGCCATACCAAGTCTGGCTGAAATTAGTCCCTGCTGACGTGTCGATAAGTGGGAAGATTGTTATGCTGTTGCAGCCCCACCAAGCACGGAAGAAATTAGTCCCTGCTGACGTGTCAATCAGAGGGAAGCTCGTCAGGCTGGAGCAGCCAAACCAAGCCTGATTGAAATTAGTCCCTGCTGACGTGTCGATAAGTGGGAAGCTCGTCAGGCTGGAGCAGCCCCGCCAAGCCTGGAAGAAACTAGTCCCTGCTGACGTGTCAATCAGTGGGAAACTGGTTAGATCCGACCAATCCCGCCAGTATTGCGAAAAACTCGTCACAGCCCCATAGATGGCAGTCGCGCCCTTCTCGACAAAATATGCCTCAGTCGCAGCCGCTTCCCCATGGCTCAAAGCTCCGTTGCGGATCAACTGCCCGACGATTGCATTGCCGGGGAAATACAGGCCGCCTCTGCCGCCAATATCATAATCGCCCGCTGGAATTGTCACACCGTAGGAAGCCGTCCCTTGATCCGTTGCCAAGACCATCGTGCCAGTAAAGCCGCCAACAGGCACTGTCACGGTCATTCTATCATCAACCCCGTCAACCGTGATCCGGTCAGGGGCTGTCTGGTATGTCGGACGCGCCGCAGCCGTGGCTTGCGCGGCGTGGTTGTCGTTGCCGGACAGATCGGTCATGCCCCCCACGCCCTGACCGACTTCGGCAGGAATAGTTCGTGTAGTGTTCGTAAATACTGTAGTAGCCATTATTCGTTACCTTTCAGGTTCAAACAGCAGGCCTTCTTGGCCGCCCGCGAATAGCAACGCGGGGGAGAACCCGCCGGATTGCATTGCCCCTAGCCTTGGCAACCGCAGCCCGCGAAAAGCTAGGTTACGCATCTGCGTGGCTTACGGAAGCTACCGACGCAGTGTTTGCAAACGCCCAAACGCGGTTTGCTCCATCCACACCCGGCCAAAGCTGCGCAATCGTCATGTCAGCAGCAAGGACATTCCCGCCACCCAATACAATTGTGCCCAGCAGCGTCGATGGTGCTGTAACGCCATTCGTTGCTTGCAACCTCATTTCGGTGGCGCTAACCGACTGCACCCTGATTGACAAAGCATTCGCGTTGGTCAGTTGCGTCCAGACTGCGGGCGGGATTTCGACATTGTCATTTCGTGCCATTTTTCGTTACACCTCAGGTTCAAACAGTAGGTCCTGTTATTGCGCGGCTGGTCCCGGACCCATGACCTTCACCAGCCAAGAAATAACAAATCCGGCTGAGTCCATCGGAATAACTTCTTGCACGGGCCAATCTACGCCGCCGATTGTCAGCGCGTCGGACGTGCTGGGGGCGATGGTCACGGCGTGATTTGCCAATGAATAAACTTGTTCTTTTGCGCCAAGTGTCAGCCCGGTCCGCTGTGTGTAGGCTTTGCCGGATGGCTTGGCCGTGAAGGTGTGAACCACTGGCGTGCCGGGCGTGGGGTTCCATGCTGGGCCTGTGGGTGCGCCGGGACGGCTGATCGTGACAGACACCGCCCCAAGCCCGTCGCCAGCGTCACGGCCCGCCTCAGCATAGGCCAGCGCGACTTCTGCGGCAATGGCGGCGCCGCTCATACCAGCCTCGGGCCGGTTGAGTAGCCGTAAAGCCCGCCACCGATACATTGGCGCAGCATGGTTTCAATTTTGGTGGACCTTGGAACGGACGCGCCGCCATTGCTGGCGTCACCGGTCACGGTCCATTGAATGTCGCCTACCTTGGTCAGAACCTTTTGTTCGGCTGGCGTGAAGGTTTTGCTCCAGATGCCCGGCGTTGCCACCTCGGCAATGGCCGCCTCGTATGTGGCTTCCTCAACATTGTCGCTGGCAACGGTGCAGGTCGATCCGTCAAGATATGTGAATTGTATGTAATCTGACGCACGAACCAGCGCCTGCAAAGTCGCGGCGTCGTCAGCGATTACCGTGCCGCGCGCCCCGGCATATGCGATGAGTGCTGTGACTGTGCCGATCATCGTGTGACGCTCCAATGAAGGGGCTGGCCATGACAGCCCGCCCGATGGTTATTTTTTGCCGCTTGGCATGACGGGTGGCGCAACCGGCACAAGCCATCCGCTTTCGATCCACCCGGCGACGCCCTCATTCTTTGCCAGATCGGCAGAGATAGGAACGCTGCCACCGAGTCTGACCTCAGTGCCGTCCGGCAAGACCAGCGTGCCAGTGTATGTGCTGGTGTGCTTTGTCATAGTTACAAACCAGTGCCATATCGCACAGCAGCCGGTGTGCGGATGCTGACCGGCGCGAACCGGAATGCGCCGTAGGTCCGAACCTCAAGTCCTGCCTGTTGAGGGGCAAGGAACATCAGCGGCATCGGCATGTGCAATTTCACCACGCTCGGATCATTGCGGTAAGCCACCATCTTGTTGGTCAGGTTGAAGTCAGAAAAGACGTTCAACGGCTGACCAGTCTGGGCGGTGTAGACGTTCGCGCGCCGGATGAAGTCCAATACTGTCGTGTCGCTTTCCGGTGCAAGCTGGCGCGTGGCCAGATCACCGAATTGAGCGATTGGCAACACGATAGTATCGGCAATCTGCGTGCCAAGACTTGCCGACTGGATGCCGCTCAACAGGCCGTTGATGAAGGCCAAGATTGCGGCAGGAGTGGACAGTGCAAAGGTTGCCGCAGACGCCGCAGACGTGATGCCTGTGGTGTTGAAGAACCCTTCAATCCCCATTCCAGTGTTGCCGATCAGCGCCGTGCTGTTCACCAGCGTCTCATACGCCATCCGCGCCGCATTGGCACCTTCAGTGGGCAGGTTCATGCCCAGTTGTGCCGCCGCGCCAATTTCCTCAATCGAGTAGGAATACATGACGCCCGCCATGTTGACGGTCTGCTCGAACTTGCCGGTCGTTACATCAACGCGCGGGATGTCGTCGCCCTTGCCGTTGATGAACTTTGCGCGCCCGACCGAATCTTGCGTGAAGAACGTGACGGATGCCGCATACTGATTTGCCGACGTGTCCACCTGCATCAAGCGCGGGTAGAGGATTGTCGGATAGGGTTTGCGCATCACCTCGGCTTCGATG